AGGTCTCGCACCCGATCACGGGTTTGAGAAAAAAAGACCTCGCGCGCACGGGATGCCAACGCGCGCGCACGCGATCCTCGTGGGCTCTCGTAGGTTCCTATCGCGCACGGGAAACTCCCCCGGTTTCCGGCGACTCCTCGCGCCGGATTCTGTGCTTCTGTATCCTAGGAATAGTAGGAGCATTGTCAATGCGTCGAGGACCGCCCCCACAGCCCAAGCACGTTCTGGCCCTGAAGGGGTCATGGCGCGCCGACCACCGCGAGGAACTGGGCGAGTTCTACGAAAAACTGCCCGAGCCGCCGGAGTTCGTCCGCGAGCGGGCCGGCGAGTTCTTTCGCGAAGCCTGCAAGCACCTGGACTCGATGGGCGTACTTGCGAAGACGGACAAGCACGCCGTCCTCCGCTACGCCGTCACGCTCGACCGCTGGTATTCGGCCGAGGAAGAACTGTCCAAATCAGCGATCCATTTTCACTCCATGACGGGCCGCCAGGGCGAGGAGAAGGCAGCGAAGCCTTCCCCGTTCTTTGCTCAATCAGCAGCCTGTCACGAGCAGTTGCGACAACTTGAGTCGGTTCTTGGGTTCACGCCCGCCGACAGGACGCGCCTAGGAATGGCAATCGTCGACCGTCAGGCCAAGTCGGCAGACCCGATGCAGGCGCTGCTGGCCGGTGGTTGACATACGCGATTTCATCTCGTGCCTGCGGCACACGCGCGGCGAGTTCGCCGGCAAGCCGTTTGAACTGTTCCCGTGGCAGGCCGAGTACCTGCACAAGTTGTTCAACACCTACCGGCCTGACGGCCTGCGTCAGTATCGCTCAAGCCTGCTCGCGATTCCTCGCAAAAACGGCAAGACGCAACTCTGTGCAGCCATCGGGCTGTATATGTTGTTCTGCGACGACATCGGCGCGGAAGTGATCGTCGCGGCCGGCGACCGCCAGCAGGCGGCCCTCCTCCATGACGCCGCCAAGCAGATGGTCGAGAGCAACGAGACCCTGCTCTCACGCTGCAAGTTGTACCGGAACAGCATCGCTGTCCCCGGCACCAACGCCGTCATGAAGACCATCTCCAGCGAGGCGGCAACCAAGCACGGGTACAACCCATCGTGCATTCTGGTGGACGAATACCATGTCCAAAAAGACAGGGAATTGGTCGACGTCCTAGAGACGGCCACCGGCGCCAGGCGCCAGCCACTGACCATTTTCTTGACGACGGCCGGCTACGACCGGCAGTCCCCGTGCTTCAAGACCTGGGAGCGGGCCGAGAAGATCCGCGACGGCCTCCTGGTCGACGAGACGTTTCTGCCCTGCATCTACGCGGCTGCGCAGGACGCCGACCCATTTGACTCCGCAACGTGGCGCGCTGCTAATCCGAACTTCGGCGTGACCATCAAGGAAGACTACTTCGCGCAAATGTCGGCCAAGGCCAGGGAGTCGACGAGCGACGAAATGACCTTTCGCCGGCTCCACTTGAACCAATGGACGGCCTCGGAAGAAAAGTTCTTCAAGCATGGCGCCTTTGAAGCCTGCAACGCGCCGCTCCGGGCGCCGGCCGGCCGGCCGTGTTACTGCGGCCTCGACCTCGCCAGCACCTACGACACGACGGCGTTCGTGGCCATCTGGCCTGACGAGGACGGCAGCGTCGACATCCAGGCGACGTTCTGGATCCCAGGCGACAACGCCGACAAGCGCGAGAAGGCTGACAGGGTGCCGTATGGCTCATGGGCCAAGGACGGTTTTGTTAGACTAACTGATGGAGACATAACGGATTACGACGAGATTCGGGACTACATTCTCGAATTTTGCGAGAAAAATTGGGTCAAGGGCGTGGCGGTGGACCGCTGGAATGCGGTCCACCTCATGACCCAACTCTCGGCCGAAGGGGTCACAGTTCACCCGTTCGGGCAGGGTTTTGGCCCGATGAACGCGCCGACGCGCCTGCTTGAAAACCTTGTGACATCCGGCAGGCTGCGGCACGGCGGAAACCCGGTACTGATGTGGCAGGCCAGCAACGTGCAAGTGAAGACGAATGACGAAGGTCTTATCAAGCCCGTCAAAAAGTCGTCTCACGACATCGGCCGCATCGACGGCATCGTCGCCCTGTGCATGGCCCTCTCTCTCGCCAGCGGCGAAGTTCACGGGCCGCAGGTAGAACCCGAAATCCTGGTGCTGTAGTGGAACCACAGACTTCCGTCATCGACGACATTGTTGAGGTTCGCAGCGGCATCTCGCGGGTCTTTGAGGAGATCGCCGAGAGCAGCAGGACCGTCTCCGGCATCCATGTCTCGCCAGAAACGGCCCTCCAGTGCAGCGCGGTCCTCGCCTGTGTCCGCGTGGTATCGGAATCGGTGGCCTCGCTCCCGTTCTCGCTCTACCGCCGTCTGACGGCCGGAGGCAAGGAGATCGCCGATGGGATGCCGCTGCACAAGATCCTGTCGGAGCAGCCGAACTCCTGGATGACGAGTTTTGAGTTCCGGGAACTCATGCAGTCCTGGTGTATGCTCTGGGGCGCGGCCTACGCGGAGGTCCGCCCCGGCCGCCTCGGCTCGGTCACCGAACTGTGGCCGCTCCACCCCAGCCGCATGAAGGTCGAGCGGATCAAGAACGGCCGGCTCCGGTTTCTCTACCAGGAGCCAGACAAAGCCACGCCGACGATCTATTCGCAGGATCAGATCTTCCGGATCCCATGGATGACGCAGGACGGCGTCAACTGCTACGTCCCGACGACGATCTCCCGAGAAGCCATCGCCCTCGCAAGGGCTACAGAACTACACAGCAGCGCATATTTTGGGAACGGCGCGCGGCCGGGGATCGTATTGGAATCCGATCAGCCGCTCAAGCCCGAGACCGCCCAGCGGCTGCGGCAGTCGTGGGACGATATTCACGGCGGCGGCCCAAAGAACGGCAACAAAACAGCCGTCCTCCCGCACGGCATCAAAATCAAAGAACTCTCCGGCAGCAACGAGTCCAGTCAACTCATCGAGACCCGCCGCTACCAAGTCGAAGACATCGCCCGCGCCTACCGCGTCCCGGTCTACATGATCGGCGACTTGACCAAAAGTTCGTACTCCTCGGTCGAGCAGCAGGGCTTGGACTTCGTGACATTCACGCTGGTCCCGTGGCTGCGTCGCTGGGAGAGCGCCGTCCGCCGCGACCTCGTGGCCGACGATGACAACTACTTTGCCGAGTTCGACGTCCGCGGCCTGCTCCGCGGCGACAACGCCGGCCGCGCCCAGTATTTCCGGGAACTCTGGAACCTGGGCGTTTTGTCGATCAACGAGATCCGCGCTGCCGAAGGCATGAACCCCATCGAACATGGCGACAAGCGGTTCGTGCAGGTCAACATGGCGCTGCTGGAGTCGTTCGTTGTCCAGCCGCCGGAACCGCCGCCCGCGGAAGAAGCGCCAGCACCAGCCGAAGAGGCGCCGGTGCAGGATGAGGAGCCGATGATCGAAGAGGAGCCTGCCGCCCGTTCGGCCGCCGGCGTCCTGTTCAAGCAGACCCTGCGGAAACTGGCCGCCGTCGAGGCGGACGGGATTCGCGAACGGCGAACGAAGCCCGCCAAGTTGGCGGCGTGGCTGGAGGCGCACGAGAAGCGGATGCGGACGGAACTGTGCGACGTCGCCCAGGCTACCGGGCTACAGATTGACGAGTTCGCGGCGAGTTGGATGAACGAGACGCGGGATTTGCTCCTGGAGTGTCATCGCAGCGGCCGCCCCTACGAGGAGGTTCTTGAGACATGGACGGACAGAGTCGAGAAGACCTTGAGCGACGGCTGATCGACACCGATACCGGGGTCGAGCGCTGCCTCTGCGACAAGACTGGCAAGAAGAAGACCGTCATCCGCGGCTATGCGGCATTATTTTCCAGCGACTCGCAGGACTTGGGCGGGTTTGTGGAGCGGATTCTCCCCGGAGCCTTTGACAATGTCATCAAGCGCGGAACCGACGTCGTCGCTCTCTACAACCATGAGCCGATGTTCCTCCTTGGTCGCGAGTCGGCCGGAACTCTTCGTCTCTCCGTCGACGAGCGTGGTCTGCGCTATGAGATCGACGCTCCTGAAAGCCGCGCTGACGTCGTGGAGGCTATCGAGCGTGGTGAAGTCAGAAATTCGTCCTTCGCTTTCAAGGTGAAGGGGGCTGGCGAGCGCTGGTCTCGGATGACAGACGGCCGCCAACTCCGGGAAATCGTCGACTTCGACGGCCTGTTCGACGTCGGCCCCGTCCTGCGGCCGGCCTACCCGGCGACCGAGGTGTTCGTCAGCCGCCGGGCGCTGGAGATGGCGAAGCGGGCCATGCACGAGGCGGGCGACTTCGTGGCCTGGGACGGCGGCGTCGGTCGCATCGAGTACGTCATGGCCGAAGGCACGATCGGCGACTACTCCGAGGAACCAATCGAGGCCACGCCTGACGATCCAGCCGCCCTGGTGCGAAAGTACGACTTTGAGGAAGGCGTCTGGGAAGAGTCGGACTACTTCGTCGCCAAGAAGATGAGCGAACTGGTGTCCGCCAGCAACATCATGGGCGAGGTTCCGGCGTTCATCGACCAGCGGGCAGTCGGCCTCAAGCCCACTGCCGGCATGGCCGCCGCAGCCAAGCGTGGCCTGCGGCTGCACGAGGAGGGCAAGTCAGGCGACGGCCTGAAGCCCGAGACCGTGGCCCGCGCCAACAAGATCGCCCGCCGGGAAGAACTCACCGACGACCATGTCCGCGAGATGAACGCGTGGTTCGCGAGGCATGAGAAGGCGAGCAAGTCGCCGGGGTGGGACAAGGCCGGCGAGGAGAAGCCGGGGTTCGTGGCGTGGCTGCTGTGGGGCGGCACGCCGGCAAAGAACTGGTCAGCCCGCAAGGTGTCGGCCATGGAGTCGGCCGACCGCGAGGCGCCGGCCCAGGAGGTCGAGGTCCGCGCCGAAGAAGAGGCGATGGAGTCCCTGTCGCCGGCCAACTTCGCGCTCTACGAAGCGATTGAGCAGATTGCCATCGAGAACGGCCCGTGGCCGCAGGAAGGGCCGGACGGCGCCCACTACATGACCGAGAACCCGTTCGCCGAACGGGGCATGAAGTGCCAGAACTGCGTGTTCTGGAACGAAGGCGGCTCGTGCGACGTTGTGGAAGGGCAGATCGACCCGAACGCCGTCTGCAAACTCTGGGTCATCCCCGAGGAACGCCTCGCGCAGCCTGCGAAGCGGAGCGTGGATCCGGCGGCCGAGGCGGCCCGCCTCAAGGCCAAGGCACTGGAGACCGCGGCCCATGGACGTCCTCGCTGAACTGCGGGCCGCCCTAGAGCGGTTCGCCGAGTTTCGCCGCCGCCCGCGCAAGCAGAAGAAGGTCAAGGTCGCCAATCGACGGCCGGCCAAGATGGGCGCGTCGGCTGGGTGCGGGACTGGGGCCGGCGGCTTCAAGGCCGGCAACAACTGCGCCGCCGAGGACGGCATCCCGCGGAAGCCGCTCTCGCAGGGCGGCGCGCTGAAGGGTGCCAATGCCAAGGGCGACCTCGCCCGCGCCAAGGCGATGCGCGAAAAGGCCGCCGCCAAGAAGGCCAAGAAAGAGGCCGCCGACAAGGCCAAGTCAGCGGCCACCAGACCGCAGCGTGAGGCCAAGTCCAAGGCCAAGAAGATTGATTACCTGCGACGCAAGGCCGCAGAACGCAAGGCCCAGAAGGGCGAGCGCGACGCCGCGGAGAAGCAGGCCGCTGCAGAGGCCGCTGCCGCGAAGAAAGCGGCCATGCTGCAGAAGATCCGCATCAAGAAGGCGAACGAGCAACTCAAGGTCGCAGGAACCCCAAAGAGCATCAAGCAAGAACTTGAGGAACTCAAACTGCAGAAGGCCAGCGAAAGCCTCAAGGTTGTCTCCGCGCCCAGCATCAGAAAAGAACTCGACGCCCTCAAGGCAAGACTTGCCGCAGAAAAGAAGGCAGAAGCGGCTGTCAAGAAAGCAGAGAAAGAGCCGGAGAAACCGCCGGTTGAAGTCGGAAAGCCGCTTCTGACCAAAAAAAACGAGACAACGCCAGAGATCGAAGCCGCTCTTGAAAAAGACAGGGAACTGGTATTCGGCGAACACCTAAAGGCAGGCTGGGGGTACACGCTAGGGGCGAACTCTGACAAGGTTCGTAGCGATCAAAAGCGGATCATCTCACACAACGCCGCAAAAGCCCTTGACAAGATGGGCATCAAGGAATCCGACATAGACGACGATATTTTCAAAACAATGCGATTAGGCGATTACCTCGGCGCAGCAAGCGCCGAACAACTAGTCAAGGCAGGAATTCCAGAAAGCCTCCACAGGAGGTACGCGCTGTCGGCAGCAATGGTGTCATCGTGGGCTGCTACGTCCAGCAAGGGGCCGCTGGCGATTGGAATACAGTACGCGATCATGGATTCACTCAAAGTTAAGCGCGCGCACACAAGAAACCTATTGAACCAGTTGAAGGAGACTCCTGGCTGGCAGCAGCCAGTAGACGCGATCAGGAAGCACAAGGCAGTCCAGGCTGTCATCAAGGCCCATCACGACGCAACGCAGGCAGACTTTAAGAGCAAGGGGATAACGCACCTGACACTCGCGCGTGGATACAAAAGCGCATCGAAACTAACCGCGACAGGCGAGCGTGATGTTCCGCTGCAACCCGCGTCGAGTTTTACGATGAAAAAGTCGACCGCAGAAGTATTTGCCGGAGGCGGCAAGACCGCGCGATTCCTAACCGTGACAGTCCCGGCGAGAAGGGTTTTGTCCATGTGTACGACAGGATTTGGGTGTATGCATGAGCAGGAAATCGTTATACTTGGCGGCGTGGTTCGCGGTCGTCTAGTGGGAAGCACTTTCAAGTGGTAGGTGGAAAATGATTCAGGACGATTATCCGCTCAACCCAACCGGAAACGACGAGGACGGATGGGATTACGGCGACGAGTCGCCAGATGGCGACATCGCCAACGCGGACTGGCCAAAGCGCACGCCAGACACGCAGGCCGATCTCGACGCAGCGCTGGCGTCGCACCCCCCCGCGACGCAGTTTGTCCATGGAGGCGACTGGTACGCTTGGTTTGATTACGGCGCAATGGACTGGGACGCCGACGACGAGGCCGCTCCGCTTGAGATGATTCGCGAGGAATTTGGCGAAGCCAGTATCAACGAATACGTCGAGTCCGATAAAACTCGCGCCCAACTGTATGAAGACGTCGTGTCGTTTCTGTCCAAGTGGGGCATCAAGGCGAGTGTCGTCTCGTAGCCGCCCCTCGACTGACTTGCACGCCTACGCGTCCACACGCTAGGCTACAGAGAGACATAACCGCTCCGCGATGGATTTCGCGGAGATCAGTGCGAGCGACTTGAGGATTCTTGTCGCGGCGTGCTTGCGGGATACCCCGCCAGCCGCCGCGTTTGCGTTTGGCTGGCTCAAAAAAGGAGCAACAGCCAAATGGCTTCCAACCTCAAGCGTCTTCAGGACCGTGCCGCGGCGATCGCCGCCCGCCTCAACGAACTCGCCGACTGCGAGGAGCGTTCCGAGGAGCAGACCACCGAACTCCGTCGCCTGACGGACGAGGCCGACAAGGTCAAGTCGGACCTGGAGTTTGAGCAGAAGTTGGCCGCCAAGGAGGCGGAACTGCGTTCGGTCGTCGAGCGGGCCGCCCCCGCCCCGGCGCCCGTCGCTGCCCCGGCCGAGGAGCCGAAGAAGGCCGAGATTCGGGCGATCAACCCGCATCACACGAGCCTGCGGGCCTTCAACGACGGCCCCGACGCCGTCGAGAGCGCCTACCGCTGCGGCCGCTGGCTGCGGGCGACGCTGTTCCGCAACCAGGAGGATCTCCGGTGGTGCCGCGACCACGGCGTCGAGAGCCGCGCTCTGAACGAGGGCAGCAACTCGGCCGGTGGCGCGCTGGTTCCAGAAGAGTTCGCCAACCGCGTGATCCGGCTGGTCGAGACCTACGGCACCTTCCCCGGCGCCGCCGAGAACGTCTCGATGAACCGCGACACGATGGTGGTGCCGAAGCGCCTGTCCGGCACCACGGCGTATTTTATTGGCGAGGGGTCGAGCATCAGCGAGAGCGAGCCGACCTACGGCAACGTGTCGCTCGTCGCCAAGAAGTTGGGCGTGTCCTGCCGGATGTCGACCGAAGTGGTCGAGGATGCCCTGGTGTCGCTGGCCGACAGTGTGGCTGCTGAATTCGCGACCTCGCTGGCCTACAAGATCGACACCTGCGGCTGGCTCGGCTCGGGGACGTCCGAGTTCGGCGGCATCAACGGCATCGTGAACAAGATCAACGACGGCACGCACACGGCGAGCGTCGTGACGGCGGCCTCGGGCAACACGGCGTTTGAGACCCTCGACATCGAGGACTTCCTCGGCGTCATCGGCAAGTTGCCGCTCTACGCCCGCCAGGGCGCTGCGTGGTACGTCTCGCCGGCCGGCTACGCCGCGTCCATCAGCCGCCTGAAGTATGCGGCCGGTGGCAACACGGTCGACAACCTCGGCCGCGATGCCGGTGAGTCGTTCCTCGGCTACCCGGTGCGGATGGTTCATGTCCTCAACAGCACGCTCGGCGCTGACACCAACAAGGTCAAGGTGCTGTTCGGCAACATGGGCCTGTCCAGCATCTACGCCCGTCGTCGGGACTTCTCGGTGCGGCTGTTCGATCAGGTCTACGCGACCACCGATCAACTGCTGCTTCAGGGGACCATGCGGTTCGACATCAACCACCACAGCCTCGGCAGCACTTCGGAGGTCGGCCCCGTCGTCGCCCTCAAGTCGGCTGCTTCGTGATAAAGGAGCCAAAAGCAAATGATTCACTCCCAGAACCATAAGGTTGTCGCCGAAGTCCCGGCGGCGGCTGTCGGTGCGACTGCGACTGCCACCCTGACGATCGACACCATCGGGTACGACCACGCCAGCGTGACCGTCCTGCGGGCCAGCAACGCCAGCACGGTGTTTGCAAACGCCGTGAAGGTCGAAGAGTCGGACGACAACTCGTCCTACTCCAACGTCACGGCGCTGGTTGGCGGTGGCACTGGCGGCTTCTCGATCCCTGCCGTGACTGTGGCCGGGACGGCTTCCGCTGCCATCCTCAAGATGGACATCGACACGAAGGCCAAGAAGCGCTACCTGAAGGTGTCCTACACCCCCGGTGCGTCGGCGAACGTGGCGATCGTGGCTCGCCTGGGTCGCGGCGAAGAGTCGCCGGCCACGGCGGCCGACGCCGGCGTCCTCGGTCTCGTCAAGGGCTAGTCCTGCATAAGCGGGACGGCCATTGACGGCCGACAAAGGCGCAAGGATGCGCGCCCGCTCCTCACAAGGAGCGCACGATGCTGGTTCGCGTTGGTAATTGTGAAGCCGAGGTCAAGGTGGCCGCTCTCATGAGCGTGCCACGCCTCGGCTTCACGGATAATTTCTTCTGCATCTCCCAGGCGCTAGCGCCGCACAAGATCGCCCCGATCAAATACACCGGGGCGTTCTTTGGCCAGTGCCTACAGCGGACGATGGAGCAGGTCATCGACACGCACGACGTCGTGCTGACGATCGACTACGACACGATCTTCACCGCGAAGACCGTCGAGGCGCTCCTGGCGCTGATGATGTATTCCGGCGTCGACGCCATCGCGCCGCTCCAGACCAAGCGGGAAGCGAACACAGTGATGTTCGCCCTGCCTGGGGTCACCTCCGACGACAAGACAACGGTCGAGAACGACTGGTTCTCCAAGCCGGTGCAGTTGGTCGAGACGGCCCACTTCGGCTGCACGTTCATCCGCACCGAAGCCATCAAGAAGATGCCGAAGCCGTGGTTTCTCGCCGAGGCCAACGCCGAGGGAACGTTCACGGGCGGCCATGTTGATGAGGACATTTACTTCTGGAAGAAGTTTCACGCCACGGGAAACAAGTTGGGGATCGCCACCAGCGTCAGCGTCGGCCACGCCGAACTGATGATTACATGGCCGTCCAGGACCGTGGAGTGCGGCAAAGTTCAGCAGCACACGACCGAGTTCTGGAACAGCGACAGGACGCCGCCAGAGGGCGCATGGGGGTTTGTGAAGTGAGAGTCAAAATCGTCAAGGAGTTCGGCGGCTACAAGGTCGGTCAAGAGTTTGACTGGGGCGACGGCATGGCCAGAGTCCTGCTCGCCCGCGGCCTTGTCCAAGAGATCGAAGAGCGCGGCGAAGAGACCGCCGCCGTGGAACTTCGCGTCGAGAAGGCCGTCCAGCCGCAAGGGAAGAAGAGGCACAAGTGACCGTCACTATCGTCTACGGCTCGCCGCAGCAGCCCGACTCCGCGATCACCCCGTACCGCAGCCTGACGCGACATACGGCGCCGGCCGTCGAGCCGGTGACGCTCGCAGAGGCCAAGGTGCAGTGCCGCGTCGACACGAGCGACGACGACGCCTACATCACGACGCTGATCGCCACGGCCCGCGAGTACGTCGAGAGCGTCCTGGACATCTCGATGATCACGACCGTGTGGGAGGCCCGCTACGACACGTTCCCGCTGTGGGAGATCATCCTCCCCAGGCCACCCATGCAGAACGCCAACGTCACGCTGGTCTACCGTGACGAGGGCGGCGCCAATCAGACGCTGACGAGCGGTACTGGCGCGTTCCAGACGGACTTTTATGCCACGCCTGGGCGAATCTTCCCGATCTACGGCGGCGTCTGGCCAGCCGTCCGGGGCGACGAAAACAGCGTGCTGGTTCGGTGGTCGGCCGGGTACGGGGCTTCCGGGGCGAGCGTGCCGAACGTCCTCAAGCACCTGATCCTCTTGCTTGTCGCCCACTGGTACGAGGCCCGCCAGCCGGTCGCCGCCGGCGGCCAGATGCCGATTCCGACCACCTTTGAGACGCTGCTGGCCGCCTCCGGATGGGGCGGATACCGATGACCATTGAGGCGCAGGTCACAGCCACCGTGTCGGCACGGTCGGCCACGACAAGTGGCTTGACGTCCTCGATCACCGACCACCCGCTGACGTTCTTCTTCGACGTCGGCGACTGCACGACGGTCTGGAGCGACCGGCGCAAGTTTGCGTCTGGCTACGACGAGGTCGATTTCTCGGCCATCGGCATCGGCACGGTGAAACTCCTGTGCCTCAAGAACCTGTCGACGACAAACCAGATTGCCCTGTCGGCCGGCTGGACGGGGAGCCAGTTCAGCGTCTTCCGGCAGGACGCGTCGGCCTGGAACTTCTCGCCGATGGTGAACCTCGGCTCGCTGACCCTGCGTGGCTACCCGATCCGCGAGGGCGGGGCGTTCATGCTGTGCAGCCCGAACTCCGCTGGGTTCGGCACGACGTCCGGCGGCAGCATCCTCCGCGTCGGCGGCACGAGTGGGCAGAACTACGAAATCTACGTTATGGGAACCTGACCAATGGCGCTCAATGCTCAAATCGCCCTCTCCATCCTTGCCCACGAGACGTCGATCGGCGACCTGTCGCGGACGCTGCGGGCCACGCCGGCCAACTACGCCCTGTCGATCACTGACGGCACCGGGGCCAATCAGGCGCAGGTGGTGTGGAGTGACTCGCGGACGGCGACGACGGCGAACGACGACCTATCGCTCTCGGCTCTCTCGGACACCCGCGACGGAGCCGCCGTCGTCGTGGCCTTCACGCAGATCAAACTGGTCTATGTGAGGAACACGAGCAGCACGCAGAGCCTTCGGATCGGCGGCGTGTCTGGATTGACGGCGTTTAGCGGGCTACCAATCAACGTGTTCATCGAGATCCCTCCTGGCGGGTGCTATCTCGTTGCGGGGCCAAGCGACGGCGGCTTTACCGTATCTTCAGGCGTCAATGCCTCTATCGCTCGCTTCGCCGCCGCCTCCGGCTCCTGTACCTACGACGTCATCTTCATCGGCGAAGGCACGGTTACATGATCATCGGCCGCATGAGGGAGCGGGTCACGATCCAGTCTCCGACAGAGGTTCGCACCTCGGTTGGCGAGACGACTTTGACCTGGGCCACGCTGGCGACGGTGTGGGCCAGCGTCGACGGCCTATCGACGCGGGACATTTTGCAGGCCCAGCAGGCCAATCTCGTGGCCACGCACCGCATCCGGATCCGCTACCGGGCCGACGTCACGCACACACAGCGGATCCTGTGGCGCGGGCGGACCATGGAAATCGCCAGCGTCGTCGAGCGAGACAATCGCACGGCCCTGGAAATCCTCGCCCGAGAGGTGCAGTGATGGCCATCGACAATTTCGGACGCGCGCAGGCATTCATTCGCATCGGCGTCGAAGGCGTTCGCCCTGTCCTGGACACCCTACAGAACGTCGCCGGAGCCTTGGCCGCAGGCGACGCGCTGGAACGAGTGCTGCAGCGGGCGGCGCGGCCGATCAGGGACGGCTACCGTGCCGCCGCCCTGCGTCACGACGCGACCGGCAACCTCGCCAAAAGCACGACCATCAAGACCAAGACGTACCGCCCCGGCGTCTCGGTGGCCATTGCCGGCCCGCGGCACACCGGGAATATGGGGGCCACAGGACAACAGGCAAGTGGCAATCACAGTTGGTTGGTGGAGTTCGGGTCCAACGGCCGCCGCAGCCCATCCAGCCGCGGCACGCGCAAGACCTACGTCAATGTCCACCAGTCGATCAACATGAAGATGACGAAGGTCGCCAAACTGGAGGACAGTGACAAGTTCGCCCGCCGGTCCAAGGGTTACTACTTCCTCATGTCGTCGTGGCGGGAGCCGACGCGCCAAGCCCGCGCCGGCCGGGGGTACACCCACGACTTCCTGCCGGACGGCGGCGTTTTCACGCTCCAGCCTGGGGAAACCTACGGCGCAATGCCCGGGTATCACCTCATGGAGAACACCATCTCGGCCCGCCGGTCGCAGGCCCAGACGATCATCCGCAACGGGCTGATCGACGCCATCAACGCAGCCATCGCGGGGTCACTCTGATGCTATTGCTCCCAGAAAAGCACGTTTACGCGAAGTTGGCCTCGGCCCCCGGAGTGGCGCGGCTCGTCGGCTTCCAGATCTACCCAATCGCCGTGCCGAAGGGCGCCGCGATGCCGTTTGTGATCTACAAGCGGGCGAACGTCCGCCGGGAAGGCACGCTGGGCAACACCCCGCTATTCATGCCGGAAGTGTCGCTGCAGATCGCCTCCTGGGCGCTGACCTACGAGGGCGCCAAAGACCTCGCCGACGAGGTGCGGCTGGCCCTGGATGGCCACACAGGCACACTACTCGGGGTTACAATACACGATATGAGGCTTGTCTCCGAAGTGGATGACTTCCTCGACCCCACAGCGGTTGGGGCGCAACTACCGCCGGCATACGAAGTCAGGCAACTGTTTCAGGTTCGCTGGTCCGAGGCGACCGGCTAACACAATAGCGCAAGGAGGCGCGGCGTAATGGGAACTTCGGCACAGGGACTTACGTTCACCTTCGGTGGCTCTGGCGTCACCGTCACTTCCGTCCAGGTCAATGACACCCAAGACCTCCTCGACGCGACGCACCTCGGCGTGGCCCCGAACGCCCGCCGCATCTTCGTTGGCGGATTCGCGACCGACCGAGAGGTGCAGATCGACTACATCAACTCGACGATCCTCACCGCCGGCGTGTCTGGCGCCCTGTCGATCACCGGCCCCATGTCGTTCAGCGGCAACGCGACGATCTCGTCCGCGTCCCTCGGCGGCTCGGTCGGCGACTTCGTGCGAGGCTCTGCGACCTTCCGGCTCGCCTGACGACCGGAGGGTCCGATGGGCTTGTCCGCTCAAGGCGCGACCTTCACGTTTGCGGGATCGCTTGGCAGTTTCCAGGGCAGCGTCGTCGGCATCAACGTCGAGACGCCGGTCGCGGAGGTCGTCGACATGACGTCTCCGACTGACCCGCTGGGCCATGTCTATCTCGTACCGACCGGCGGATGGTCTGGCGGCAGCGTGTCGCTGGACTTCTTGGCCACGCCGGCCACTGGCGACGTTGCGGCGATTGTCCGCGGCGTCGGCCAGTTGACGTTCTCCTCGCCGACTTGGTCGGTGTCGAAGCGCGCAATTCTTGAGTCTGCAAACACGGAGGCCCGCGTCGGTGAGTTGGTGCGCGGGTCTGCGACTTTTCGCCTCACCGACTACGAGGGAACCTGACAAATGGCTTTGAGTAAGGCTGCGATTCTGGCGGCGAAGGACGTTCGGTTGAGCGATGCGATCAAGGTTTCCGAGTGGGGCGGCGACGTCTACGTCAAGACGCTCTCTGGCCTGGAGCGGGACTCGTTTGAGGAGTCCTACGCCGAGCAGAAGATGAAGTCGTTCCGCGTCCGCTTCCTCCTCCTGACGCTGTGCGACGACTCCGGCGACCGCCTGTTCGCCGACGCCGACCTCGACCTGCTCGGCAAGAAGTCGAGCGTGGTGATCAACCGACTGTTTGAGAAGGCGTGGAGCCACAACGCCCTGACATCGGAGGCTGTGGAAAGCCTGGGAAAAGATTCACTGACCGACCAGAGCGGAGGTTCTATTTCCGCCTAGCGTTGGCCCTAGGCATGACAGTCAAGCGGCTGCTGACGGAGTGCGACTCCGCGGAGTTGAGTGAGTGGTATGCCTACGACCAGCGGTGGCCGCTGCCTGACTCCTGGTGGCAGACAGCGCGACTGTGTCGGACGGTGATGGCGGCGAGTGGGAACTACAAGCGGGTGCCAGAGGAAAACATCTTTATTCCGTCGCAGGCAAAGCCCCATCAGACGCCGGACGAGATGTTTGCAGAACTACAGAAACTTCAAGGATGAAGCATGGCCCTGCTCGGCAAAATCTCCGCGGTTCTGACTGCGAACACGCAGGACTTCACTCGCCGCATTGGCGAGTCCCGGCGTGAACTGCAGGATTTTGCGCGCCAAGCCCGTGGCATCCAGTTCAACCTCAACACCAGGGCGCTGGACGGCACGCTGACCCAGTTGCAGCGGTTTCAGCGGACGCTCCGCGAGATCCAGCAACTCCAGGCCCGCGGCGTCGACGCCGGCCTGCCGAATGTCGGCCGCCTGCGCGACCAGTTTCGGGCGTTTGAGGACATCGGGCGTCCGCTGACGGCGCTCAAAAACCAGATCGAAGGGCTGTCGTCGTCCCTGCAGGCTGAACTGTACCCGGAACTGGAGAAGATCCAGGCAGGCTTCAGGAACTTCTACCGGGACATAGACACAGGTTCAACGACGTTCGACAGGGCAGCAGCGCGTGTCGATAACCTACAGCGCAGGCTGCAGTCGCTTTCGCGGGTTACGGCGGCTGTCCGCGACGTAAGCGGTTTGGCGAGGACGCTCGACGCCGACAATACCGGCGCGTCGTTCTTTCAGGCCAGGGCGCGCGAGTCGCTGCAGCGCACTATTTCGCTGCGAGGGCAGGCGCAGAACGTCCCGGCGGCGCTTCGCGGCGATGTTTTTGCTGACCTGTCTGTTCAGGCCGAGGAAAACGCCCAGCGTATTGAGCAAGCCGTGGCGCGCGTGGCCAGAGCGCAGTTGCGAATCGCCAATGGCGGCTCCGGCGGCGGGCCGACATCGCGAAACATCGAGGCCAGAGGGCGAGCGCAGGCAGAGTTGGACACGCTCACCAGAAGGCAGAATGCCATCAACATGTCGTTTCAGCGAGAGATGGAGTCTGTCGCGATCCAGCAGATCGTCTCGCCGGGCGCCGAAAGGCAGGTGACGCTGCTTCGCGAGCGACTGTCTGGGCTGGCGACCGAACTGCGGGCGATCAACAGCCAGCAGTTCAACGGTCTGATCTCCGGCGCTGCCGCCGTCGTCGAGCAGTTCAATCGCGGTGCCGCGTCGGCCAAGGAGGCCAAGCAGGCCGTGGATGCGTTGGCTGCGTCGCTGAATGCAGCCAATACGACGCGCGATCTTCGGCAGCAGACCGAGTCGCTGATCTTCGCGCCACGAGACCTCGCGAGGCGCAGCATTCAACGCGACTTCGATCGTCAGGTCGCTGGGCTTGCCGCAGGAGATCCGCTCCGGCGACAGGCAGAAATCGAGCGCGCAATCAACCTAGCACGAGAGGGATTCAACGCAGAAACGATCCCGCGAACGCAGGGTCTCGCGGCGCAGGCCAGGACTCTCGGGACGCCAGACGCGGAGCGGCAGGCCAACAAACTCCTGCAGATTAACCAGCAGATCAACGCTGAATTGACCAGGGCAACGAACCTCAACAGAAACAACGACTACAGCGAAGCAGAGAACAGGCTTCGCCGAATTGACGCGCTGCTAGTCGACCAGCGCAGGATCGAGGCAGAGATCACTGATCAGGTCGAGATTCGCAACACAGCGAGGCGGCAGGAGGAACTGTTCCTTGGCGCGTCTGGCGGCAGTTCGGAGCAGTTGTCGCAGGGCGCTCGCGATGCAGCGTCTGACATTTCTGTCGCACGGCAGTTTCGCGGCCAGATCTCCAGCGGCGGCGCCAGGATCGCGATTCAGTCCGAAATAGACAGCGTGACGTCTGGAATTACAGCGCTTCAGCAGGAGATGGCAAGGGTTGCCGCGAGCAGCATGGGCCTTGACGACCGAGTCAGGGAACTCGACAGGCTCGACAACAAGATTCGGCTGTCTACGAAAGGACTCGCTGCGTTCGTTGCTGAACAAAGCAGGGTTAGCGGCGAAAACTTTAGCACGCAGCAAATCGAAGCCGCGATGACTCGGTCTAGGAATACAGCCGGATCGCTTTCAGTGCGAGGCGCTGCGGTCGCCCAACTGGCGCTGCAGCAGGGGCTTTTTGCCATTGACGACCTGATGTCGGCGACTGGCCCGCTTGAATACAAGTTGCGGGCTGTCGGCAACAATATCACTCAACTCGGTCTCCTTCTTGGGCAGTCCGGCCTGATCCCTGGCCTGTCGGCAACGACCGGACTTTTCATTGGTCTAGCGACAGTGGTTGGCGGCCAAGTTGTAACTGCGTTTCTCAAGTACGCTTTCGCGCAAGACGAAGCAGAGCAGAGAACAAAATCGCTGAACGAGGCAGTTTCACGGCAGAAGTCGGCAGTCGAGTCACTTGCTGAAGCCTACAGAAACCTGTCGTCTGAAATAGCCAAATCAACTGCAACGGAGTCCGGAAAAAAGAACATCGAGATCGGAGACCGGGTGAAGGAACTTCGCCGCAGGGCCGAGGAAAGAAACAACGCCGAGACAACGATTCTGTCGCCCGATGTCGCGAGGCTCCGCGCACAGCGAGGGATACTTGAGTCGCGGCTTGAGAAAGAGTCAGACCTTGAGCAGCGAATCAGGTTGCAGAGCCAGATCGACAGCACTCGCCGCAGGGAGCAGGCTGCGATTGCGAGGGGCGTGGCCCGCCCGACGAGGGAATCCATTGGCGCTGACCTAGTCGCCGCAGAGGAGGCGTCATTCCAGGGTGTCGAGGCAAGGCTTAACCGCGCTAAACTCCGGCGAGACCTCGGAATAGATGCTCCAGCGGGCGAAGATATCGCAACGCTTGAGAAAGACCTTGAGTCCAGGAGAAAGCGGCTAGATCAGCGCCGCGCATCTGGCGCAGGGCAGACCGCGCAAGAGCAAATCGCTCAACTGCGCGAAGTCATGTCCGTTCTTGAGCAGGAGCGGTCGCTTCGTCAGTCTCAAATTGATAGCGGGATGGGGATTGACACCAAGCCTATCGACGACGCAATCGACAGCGTGTCTGTATCTATCAGAAGGCTAGCGGCCTCCCTCGCGCCAGAGGTTCAGCAAATCGCTGACAGGTTCTCGGAAGGCGCCCTGCGTCTTTCCGATGAAGTCGAAAACATACAGAACAGGGCGTCGAAGTTAGGCTCTGGCGGGCTTGCGGTCGCAGCGCAAGGAATTGGCGAAGAGATCGCAAGGCTTGTGGAAAGATTTTCGTCCGCAGATACGCCAGAGGCCGCCAGGGCAATTGAGGAGCAACTTGGCCCGCTGCGAGCGCAGAAGGACGCCCTCGTGGCCGCCGCTACGTCAGCGGAGACTGCGGCGTCCGCGCTCGAAAGGTTCGCCGAAGTCCTCGACCGCGCACGCCAGGAGGCCCAGGCCAATCTTCAGCAGGCCCAGACGGCCGCCGATCAATCGCGCCGCGCGGACCTTGGTCTAAGCACGCCGCAGACTCAACTTGATCGCCGGATCGCCGACACGCAGTTGCAGGAGCAGCAGGCTGCGAATGCCCGCGTTGAGCAGGAGGTCGCTGCCGCCCGCGAGCGGTTCAGCCAGCAGGCGTCGCAGGCTGGACCAGCACGGCAGAGGTCAGAGGCGGCGCAGAGGGCTAAAAACGCTCAAGACGCATTCTTGAATATCGCCGCCAGTGCTGGGCTTCCTGACTCCAAAACCTTTGAGGAAGACATCGCCGCCGCGACGGCCGCTGGCAACAAAGGACTCGCAGATGCGCTTCAGCGCGAGTTTGATGTAATCCGGCAATCCTCAGATCAACTTGGGCTAGAAAGAATTGACTGGAACGTCGTAGATCAGGCAATCGAAGAGTACGCATCAATCGTCAACACGGCCGGCGCAGAAACGGCCCGCTCGCTGGAGCGCGTCAATGAGATCAACAGCGCACTGGCGACGACCGGCGTTTTGGATCAGCAGGGGCGCGAGAGACTCGTTGAAGAGCGCGCGCGACTTGAGCAGCAATTGATCGAGCAGGACTCTCGCGTGGCGTCCGCCCGCGACTCGTCGACTCTCCTCGCCGAACTCAATGCCTCGGCGGATCGCGGCCGGGAGTTGATGCAGTCTCCGGCGCAGAGGGCCGCGCAAGACGCGCGGCAGGGCATTGCAGACATCGGCCGCAGATTTGACGAAATAACGCAAGAAATTATCGACGCCGGCGGCGGCCTGCCTGACAGGTCGCGAATCGACGAAGCCAAGGCGCAGCAGGAAGAGGCAGTCAAGCGTTTTGCAGACGAGAGGATGCGCGCCGCCGCTCCCGGCATCTTCTCGATGGCCGATGCAGTCCAGACGGCCATTCTTCAGGGGCCGTCTCGCGCGGCGCTTCGCGCCACAGACGCGTCAACCGTCGAGGGACAAGCAGAACTGAACCGTCTGCTTCGCGGAGACGACTCGTCTCGTGATCAGAATCTGGCAGAACTCCAAAGGCAGAACGAGACGCTCAAGGAGGTGGCCACTGGTATCAAGGACATGGCCGAAAAGATGGGAATTGTCTTGGATTTGTAAAGGAGCAACTCAATGGCAGACATTTCGTACAGCATGACGCTGAAGGTCGACAAAGGAAATCTGTCGAACCAAGTGTCGGTGAACGGCGTCACGGCGTCGATGGCAGCGATCGGGCTGCAGTCCCAGACGCTCACACTGTCCACCAGTCAGACGAGCATCTCGACGTCGAACCTGTCCAGCGTTGGCATGGCATTTTTGCGGAATCTCTCGACCGCCACGGCTGCAACGTGCAGCGTCGGCATTCTGGCCGGCGGATCGCTTGCTCCGTTCTGCACGCTGCGGCCTGGGGAGCCGGCCATTGTGAGGCTGGCGCAGGGCGTCGCATACGGCGCCACCGGCACGGCCGGCGGCCTACTGCGGGTGGACATCACAGAGGGCTGAAGTCATGCCGAAGTTGACGAAAGAGATAACCGAAGGCCACCAGTTTTCCCGGTCCAGCAATGGCGGGCAACTCGCCGACGCGCAGACCAGGGTCTTTCGCGTTGTCTTATCGGAGCCTGGAGAGGTCGTAAACCCAGAGGCGGAATGCCAGATCCGAATCGGCGATCCGCATCCGATTAACAGCCAAGTCGTCTGCACCTCATACGACATCAAGTACGAGGGCGCCAGCCGGATGGTGTTCCTCTGCACGTTCCAGTACCAGTCCTCGGCGACCAGCAACGGCGAAGAGAACAGGAATCAGGCGCCCGACGTCCGGCCGGCCAACTGGTCGGTCAGCACATCGCTGATGGAAATGCCGATCGTAACGTGGAACGAATCAGACAACAATGGGGTTATCGGGGCTGCGGAGCCGGCAGCAAACCCAGTCGGCGATATGTATGAGGGCATATCGCGAGTTGCCCCAGTGACAACAATAGTGGTTGAGGAATTTGAAAAAGACGATCCGACTAAGTATTGCGAATACGTCGGCGTGGTAAATGCTGATCCATTTCGGATTGGCTCTCTTAATTTGCTTAAAAGAGAGGTAATGTTTCGTGGATTGCAGGCGCGGCCTACCGTCGAGTCATGGGGCGGCGAACTCTACCGGGGGTGGACCGTTTCATATGAGTTTGTTTACAGAAGGAATAAGGTCCAAGGATTGTATTACGAGGGGCAGGTTTACGATGACTTCATCGGATGGGACATCGCCGTCCCGCAGTCCGGCTTCAACATCATCAACAAGTCAGCAGCCCTCGGCGGCGGCATTCATGAGGTAGGCAGTCTCGCGCTGGCTCTTAGCGGGGAAGGAAAAATCGCGAACTGGCCAGACGATCCGGATCTCGTCGAGGGGACGGAGGGCAAGAAGGTTCGCGGCATGGTGCTGGTGGCCTCGTACGGAACTGACGGCGGCGCGTCCCAACTCCCGTGCGCTCAGCCGATTCCGCTCAACGGCGACGGCACGCCGCGGAGTTCGACTGCCAATCCTAAAGTCATCGTGCGTCGGTGGTGCGTTCACACTGAAGTCCCTTTCGCAGACACTTTCGGACACCTGCGGCTCCAGTAATGCCCAAGCAAACAGACCGCTTTTTTATCGGCCCTGGTCTTCGCACGAAACTCCGCGAGACCATCACTCGCGTGGACTCGATCCCCATGGTCGAGTCCGGGCCGGCGGCCCCTGTGCGCATCCAGGACGTCCCTCGCGGCGGCGGCGGATGCCGCCTCCGCATCGGCAAAACAACCGCCACCTGGACGAAGAACACGCTGATGACGATCCCGCTCTACGAGAACGGCACGCCTCCGAACGAGACGGCCAGCGGAGAATCATTGGCAGACGTCGTGAATCACTGGGGCGACGTACCTGCAAACAAGTGGGTTGGGATCATGCACTGCGGCACTCGCCGCTTTCTGCTCGTCGCGGAGTGCTAGATGCTCTTCGGATGCTCGCCGTGCTGCCGGTGCCACGTCTGCGAATACTCGCAGCACGACTGCCTCACGCTCACACTCACGGGCTTCTCTGGCAACCCTGCCGACGGCAACTGCGAAGAGTGCGATTACCTGGACGGAACGTACATCCTGAAGCGCGGCCTCCAGGCCGCAGGGCTGACAGCGAGAATTGACGCCACGGCTGGAAGTGGCGCCCAGGTGTCGGCAACGCTCTCGCAGGATGCCGAAACAGGGAAATACACCATCTCCTCGGTGACATTGCTCGCTGGAGGCAGCGCGTACACGCCGGACGCGCACTTCGGCTACACGATCTCCAATGCGTTTCTCTCGCCGTGCAACGAGCGGTGTCCAGAGCAGTGACATATGCCTAGCAAGTTTTACTTCACAACTGACGCTGACTCGTGGTGGCTGCGGTTCCAACTGGAGGGCTACGAGGAAGACCATACGGCAGCGACCGTGCCTGAAGAAGGCGCGAGCCTTGGTTCTGTGCCGCTTGGTGATTACACCGCTGGAGTCGATGACGCGGAGTCGTTTTTCGTCTCTGCGTGGTCGACCGCAGGCAGCGGAGAGTGGGTGGACTCGCTGCCTGCGATCTATGACGCCTCCTCTGGTGCTGTGGACATTCCGCTGACGAAGTTGCAATTGAACATGAGCGTTGGTCAGCGGCTTTTCATCCGCCTGCTTGCCTTCGTGAGCGGCGTCGGCCAGACGCTGATCGCGACTGCGGAACTTGTCAACACCGCAGACAGTAGCCGCGAGCAGCAGGACGCGCCGGAGTCGCTGACGCTTTGCGACGGCGATGAGTACGTCAGTTTCCGCCTGGACGAAGCAGGAGCCGTCGAGAAAACGTACTGCGGGCCAAACATCATGTCTGGTGGTGGCATCAACTACTATCAGGTTTCTGCCCGCGCGGTCGGAAATGTCGCGTGGAACGACTCGATCATCACGCTCCATGACCCGCTGACCGGGATTGTCGACGCGAACTTCGCCACGGTTGTTTCGCAGTCCAATGACGGCGATCAGTTTGAATACAAACTGACTCCGGTCGGATCGCCTGACGAAATTGTCGCGCAAGGCGTAATGGCGCGATCATTCGCCTGCGAAGAGACTACCGAAACGGCGCTGCCTTCCAATAGGTATGACATCGCCGCAAACGACAGCACACGCGACCTGCGCTTTCGCATCATCAACTTTGCCCCGAATCCGGCAAACGCCATCGTCACCAGCGTGTCCCTTGGGAGAACGCCGGAACCGCTGACGGAAGGCGAAGGGACGTTCTATCTGCGATACCGGATCGACAGCGAGCCGGCCTGGAGGCTTGCCGACCTCTACTTCGACGAAGACGAGGGCGTGGCAGAGCGAAACATCCGCTCAATCCTTGATCAAGTAACATCATCGCTTGAGTTCAGGATGGTGTATTTTGGCTAAAACGCTCGCCTACGGCACGATCACTGTCGGAGCAGACGAGGGCGCCTCGCGGCCTGCGTGCGGCGCCGCCCCAGTCGTCGACGTCATCCTGGATCGCCTCCAGCCGTCGCTTTCGCTTGCGCCGCCAGTGGGAGGCTCTGGCGCGACGTTTTCCGTAGCGCTGTCACCAGTCGGAACGACGTCCGGCGCAGAAACGTGGGGCGTATCGGCGGTCGGCGTCGGTGGTGGTGGCGGATCCGGGTACACAGATGGCGCAAGGCTATCAGTCGCCGTGTCAGGCAGGATCGTAGAGGAGGTGGCCGCCGACATCTTTCTCAACGTCGTCGATGGCGTCGTGGAGTCCGTCACTGTCGACAACTCCGGCGAATACTACATGACAGGTGGCGTCGAGTCCGTCGACCTCGTCTATGGCGGCGCTTTCTATCCGTCTCCGGCCTGCGAGTATTCGTGGAAGGGATGCCAAGCGTGCGTCGCAGACGGCATCCGCAGCGACCTGAAGATCACGTTCGCGGCCGGCGCAGAAGAGCATTCCCTCGTTGGCGCCATTGGGGAAGGCGTTGTCTTTCATGCCGTGCAGTCTGCGGACGGCGGGAGTTTCGAGTCCTTGGAAATCGCCCCCGGCTCATTCTTTCCAGGCGTATCGTCGATTTCCGTAACTGACGGCGGCAGCGGCTATACATCGGCTCCGGCTATCACCATCACCGGAAGCGGCGAAGGCGCCTCGGCAACGGCTTCGGTCATTGGATACGTCGACTCTCTGTTGCTCAAGAGCGGAGGAACGAATTACTGGACGCAGCCGACAGTGACGATTAGCGGAGGCGGCGGCTCCGGCGCCACCGCGTCGGCGGTGGTGAGTTTCGGCCAGGTGGTTAGTGTGTATCTCAATTCCGGCGGGAGCGGCTATACGTCTGCACCGACTGTCACCATTAGCGGTGGCGGCGGCAGTGGCGCAACAGCGGTGGCGACTGTGCGTCAGGCAGTCGACTCCGTGACTGTCACCAGTAGCGGCATCGGATACCGCGACGAGCCGACAGTGACGTTCACTGGCGGTGGTGGCTCCGGGGCAAAGGCGACGGCAACGCTGGAGCGGGCGCCTTCGGGGTGCCACGAAACTGGCACCGCAACCCTGACGGCCGCAGCCTGCCAGGACGAGCCTGATCGCGACCTCTGCCGATTGCCGGAACAGATCACGCTTACGGTGGCGGGCATTGCGCCGATTCTAGAGTGGGCGAGCCTCAACGGTGGACAGCCGTCAATGAGCGGGTGGGATTTTGGGAATGCATTCAACGGAGAGTGCGAACCAGATGACGGCGTTCGTGTTCGTGTTACTGGCACTGCCGCCGGCCCTGCCGGCTACAGCCTCTGGCAGCCTGTCGACAATGCTGAAATTGTTCTGGACAGGCAGCCTGGGTGCGACATTGTGTATCGCGGCGTGTTTCCAGACCTTCCCGGTGCTGGCGGGTACAGCGCAACTGGGTTCGCAGTCGACTGCGAGGGCCGCGCCGGAAGCGAAGTAATGGTCGGCCTTGCGCCGGCCCCGCTATACACGACCCCCACGATTTCCATGCCAACGAAGGGCGCGTCCCTCCAGGCAGCGACGGCCGATGTAACCGGCATCTCTGGCGGTGCGGTGACGGAAGTCACGGTCACCAGCGGTGGCGATGGGTATGCGGCAGAAATTATCGACCGTGTCCAGCCAACCATTGCGGCATCCGTCGCAAGCGGCACGGGCGTGGGGTGCTCGCTATCTGTAAGCCTCGCACCACTCTCCACGGTTGACGGCGAAGAGACATGGTCAATCAGCGGCATCGCCGTGGTTTCTGGCGGCAGCGGGTATCTTCCTAGCGACACAGTCGCCCTGAACATTGAAGGCATTGAAGAGAACTACCCATTCTACGCTGTGATCGCCTTGGATCGCATCGAGCCGGCTGTTTCTGTGTCCGCTCCAGGAGGCTCGGCTGAACTAAGCCTGTCGCTCTCCAGCACCGTAGACCTGTCTGGCGACGATGTTTGGGAGGTTTCATCAATCACCATCGACTCCCCAGGTGACGACTACTCGGCGGATGGCTCCTTGTCATTCCCTGTCGACAGCGGGATCGAGGTCGAGGCGGCGTATGGCACGTTCGCAGTAGAACGCGCGGAGCCAGTCGTTGACTGCGACATCGTCAGCGCAACCGGCAGCGGAGCCTCGTTATCAGTGGCTCTGACGCAAAGCGGCAATTCCTGGTACATATCGTCGGTGACAGTGACGGACGGCGGAAGCGGGTATGACGATGCCGATGTTGTGCAGTTCACCTGCACTTCCGGCGTCACAGTCCTTGAAGCCTATGGGTACGCGACCTTTTCTGGCGGCGTGTTGACTGCCGTTACGCTCTCTAGCGGAGGTTCGTACTATGACACCACCGGCGCAATCGAAAGCGTGACAATCGAGTACGCCGGAAGGTATTACGAAACCACTGGAGCGGTAAATCGCGTCGACGTCATCCAGGGCGGATCATATCACGAGAACTACCACACGGGAGAAGTTGACGCAGACTCTCCGGCCGTGCTGTTTAGCAGCAACTCGGGGCAGGGGGCGACCGCGACGGCCACCGTGGACACGAGCCTTACGTCGCCTACTTTCGGGCAAGTGACTGCGGTTTCCGTTACTGCTGGCGGAACAGGCTACCGCTCAAGCGGTTACGGGTGGAAGGCGACGATTTCAGTGCAGTCGCTAATTCATAGGGGAGGGGCAGAACTTTGCCAGGAATTGTCGCGGTATATCGTTGACGAGTCAGAGAGAGTTGCGCTCGCGGACTGTCCAAATGACTTGCTCAATCGCTCGTACAAGATGGCCTACAGCGTTTTAGCAAGGCAGTACGGCGACATCGAGAACGCAGGAAATGCTGCGTACTGCTTCAGCGGCATCTACTCGAACAACCTAACGATTGCCGATTTCGGCTCCGGGGACATCACATGCACGCTAGCGCCAGCGTAGTGCGGTGCTTGTTTCTGAAAGGATCTGATGGGTGGCGTTGCTCTCGCTGCGGCAGGACCGTGCGGCTCCAGGCAGAGAAACCGCCGACGGCTGTCTGCAAGTCTCCGAAGGGGCTCGGGGACTATGTCGCCGCCGGACTCGGTGCCGTCGGCGTGACGAAGGAGCGGGTGTCAGCGGTTACAGGCAAGCCGTGCCGATGCCCAGAACGCCAAGCCGCGCTCAATAAACTGGGTAAAATCATTGGAATCGGCGTGGACAACCCCTAGGCAACATGGCAACATATCGCTATGGATCACCACTTCAAGATTCACGGGGTCCGGTGGCTCCTCCGCTTCACGCGGCTGCGGGGGCGGGCGGCTGGGTGGGCATATCTGCCGGATGCCAAGAACCCGAAGATGCCGCGGAAGATCTTGATCGACGAGCGGCTCAAGGGTCGCGCACGCCTGGAGACGATTCTGCATGAGTGCATCCACGTTTCGTTCCCCACAGCCAGCGAGGAACACGTCACCGAAGCCGCCCGCGACATCTCCCGCGTCCTCTGGAGCCTCCGCGACGAGTCTGCTTGACGCCGTCGTCGCCACGCTCCCCGACACCTACCACGGCATCGGCTACTGGATCGACAACGTTGACCCAGTCGCCAGGGCTGAACTGGACGAGATCAAGCGGCAGTTTCGGGCCGGCGCCATCAAGACCCCTCGCCGGACGCTCGCCAAGGCAATCGCCAAGCAACTCAACGAGCGCGGCATCTGCAGGATCGGATTCCCAGGAGTCGAAGCATGGCTACAAAGGGGTTGAAGGCGGCGATCCTCTCGACGCTGCCTGCGGAAACGCCGGCTGCGGATTCCGAGCAGGTCACGCAGCGGCAGGACGGCGACACGCTGGAGGCGAAAAGCACCTCGCGGCGGATCAAGACCGTCGAAGATTTGTTGCGGCATATCGGCGCCGATATGCAGGCATACGAAGTCGCCTCGTCTGAAGCGACCAAGTGGGAGTGCGGCGACGGGAGTGGCGGGACCGTCGAACTCCACCGCGTCTTCGTTCGCCTCAAGCCCAAGGCTGGGCCTGGGGTCCGCGAGTGCGTCGAGGCGATGATCAAGGCGGCGACGAAAGACCTGCGCCGCAAGGCCGTGCCGAAGCCGGCGAAGCGCAGCGGCCTCTGGCAAGTCGTGGTCGTGTCCGACGTCCACTTCGGCAACTACGCCTACCAGGGAACGACGGGCGGGAGCAATTACGATCTCTACATCGCCGACAAAGCAGTGAGGCAGGCGTCTGGCGAGTTGCTGGCCGTTGGCGACGCCATGAAGCCGGCCCGCCGAACGATCGCGTTCCTGGGGGATCTACTGCACTACGACAACCCGCGGGGGCAGACCACCTCCGGCACGCAACTGGAGCGGGACGGCCGGCTTCAGAAGATGCTCCAGATCGGCTGGGACTGCCTGCTGGAAATCGTCGAGCGGTCGGCCTCGACGGCGCCGACAGACGTCTTGGTCGTCAACGGAAACCACGACGAAACCTTGAGTTGGGCCTTTCAGCGTGTGCTGGCGGAACGGTTTCGCAACGACGGCCGCGTCACCGTGTCTGGGGCGTGGACGGGCCGGCAGTACGCGACACACGGCAAAAACTTGATTGGCTTCTGCCACGGCCACAAGGCCAAGCGGAAACTGGGCCAGATCATGGCGCTGGAGCAGCCGCGGCACTGGAGCCAGTCTGTCTGCCGGGAGTGGCACACCGGCCACTACCACTCGCAGGCCGCCGAGTGGCAACGCCCCATCGAAACAATCGACGGCGTGATCGTCAGGACGGCCCCGGCCCTCTGCCCGCCGGATGACTGGCACGCCGAGAACGGGTTTATCGGATCACGGCGAGCGATGGAGACGTTCCTGTATCGCCCCGAGGGCGGGCTGGTGTCGATGCACGTTGCGGGAGCGGAATAATGGCTACCCAGTTACACAACACCCCGCTCGACTGGCTCCGCATCGCCGCCCAGGAGGCCGCTGCGGGAAGCCACGATATGCACACCCAGAACGGCGCAATCTTGGTGCCGCGGGCCGCGGCCTACGTCTGCGTCGGCGTCAACAAGGTGCCGGCGGGCGTGTGGGCGGCGCCGGATCGGCTCGCGCGGCCGGCGAAGTACGAATACATCGAACACGCGGAGCGGATGGCGATCTATCAGGCCGCGCGAGTCGGCACGCCGACGCTGGGGGCGACGCTTTACTGCCCCTGGTTCGCCTGCATGGACTGCGCCAGGGCGATCATCGTGGCCGGGATCACCGAGGTCGTCGGCCATGTCAAACCGCGGGCCGCGACGCCGGAGCGGTGGACGTCGAGCATCGTCAAGGCCGAGGCCATGCTTCGCGAGGCGAACGTCAGTATGCGGTGGCTCGCGGAGCCGCTGGGGGTGACGATCCGATTCGACGGCGAGGAGATGACGCTGTGATCATTGGACTCTGCGGGGCCGCCGGGGCGGGGAAGAACACGGTCGCAGAGCGCCTGTGCCTGGAGCATCAGTTCGCGCCGCTGGCGTTCGCCGATCCAATCTACGAGGCCGTGTCGGCGATCACGGGGGTGACGGTCGAGCAGTTGCAGGACCGCAGCCAGAAGGAGCAGCCGCTGGGCTGGCTCGACGCCTCCCCCCGGAAACTCCTCCAGACCCTCGGCACCGAGTGGGGACGGAACACGATCCATCCCGAAATCTGGGTTTTGGCGACAATGCAGCGGGCAGACGTCGCTGGATGCGACATCTGCCTCACCGACGTCCGCTTCCCCAACGAGGCGGCGGCCATCAAGGCCCGCGGCGGCGTCGTGTGGCGGGTGGTGCGTCCCGGCTTCGGCGTCCTGGATGGCGAGACGGCGAGCCACGAGAGCGAGCGTGGCATCCCCGACGAATACGTCGACGACGAGATCGTCAACGGGGGCGGCATTCTGGCGCTACAGGCCGCCGTCGATGCCGCAATGAGCCGGCTACAGGCCGCTACAATGGTGGTATAGCCCCTGTAGCACGCCCCGTGAGGCCCATAGAGGCCCGCAACGCACAAGGAGGTGCAGAGTGGAACCGAAAATCAGGCGGAAGTTCAAGTCCCTGCCCGTCACGCTGTCCACGGCGACCGCTGCGGCCACCACGATTCGCTGGGACGACATTGCCGGCGGCGCGGTGCTTCTCGGCACCGGCGCGACCGCGGCCACCTCGATTCAACTCTGGTGCAGCGGCACGACAGACGGCACGTTCGGCCGGCTGTATGACGCCAGCGGCAGTGCGGCCGACATCACCTTGGCCCAATCGGCCACCGAGGCCCGCGTTTACGCCCTCCCTGACGCCGCCTACGGCGTCGGAGCGCTGAAACTCGTCGCCGGCCAAGCCGCCGGCACGGCGGTGTCGTGCGTCGTCCTCCTCAAGACCTGACGAGGGGGGCGACCGTGACGACGGAGGAGATCAAGCAGGGTGTGCTGGACGCCTTCATCCGCATCGCCGACAGGTTCGGCGTGCCGTGTGTGATTCTGGCGGTCGTGATGTTCTTTGGCCGCGAGGCCGCGATCGCCCTGCACGGGACGGTCGTCGAGCCGATGGTGCGGTCCCATGTCGAGTTCCTGGACACGACATCGGAGACGCTCAAAGAAATCGGACAGGTGCAGCGCCAGCAGGCCGTGACGCTGCAAGAGTTGGCACACGGGCAGCGCGAACTGCATCAAGTCGTGCGGTCGGTGGTCGAAGAACAGACGAGGAACTGACTCGTGGGAATGAATCAACGCCTCCTGCGGCCCCGTGCCTCGGGCTTCGACCCGCGTAGCATCTCTGGCCTCGCCCTCTGGCTGGACGCGGCTGACACGCAGTCGCTCTACACCACCGACGCTGGTCCGGTGACGGCGGTGTCGGCGCCTACGGATATCAGTGGGTGCGTGGGGTGGTGGGATGCGAGCGATGCGGCCAGCATCACGCAGTCTAGCGGTCTGGTGTCGCAGTGGAATGACAAGAGCGGCGGCAACAGGCACGCCACCGCATCGTCCACCGCGCGGCCGACAACCGGCACGCGGACAGTCGGCGGCCGAAACGCGCTGGACTTCAACGGCTCCAGCACTGTGATGAGCGTCAGCGGCTCGCTGCCGACAGCCGCAACTCATACCGTTTTTGCGGTCTTTCAGTTGGACGCAACGCCAGCAGGCACCGGGCCTGCCATCTACTCCACGCAGGCGGCGACCGACCAGGAGTTGCGGTTTGTTGGTTCCGGCTCGTCCGCGATTCAATACATGTTCAACAACAATCTCGGCGCCGCACTGCAAACTACGCCTGTTGGCGTGTCTCCAGTTGTGGTTTCGGTGCGCGAGGCCACGCCAATCGCCAGAAGCGCAGGGGCGGGCATCAACGCAAGCGTCACAGGGAGTGCTTCGGCGTGGGCAGCGACCGGCCTTGTCATCGGCGGGCGGCTTGCGTCGCGTTTCTTTGATGGTGTGATCTGCGAGTTGGTTATTTATGACTCCACCCTTTCCGACGCGGCCACTGCCAGCGTCGAAGCCTACCTTGCTGCGAAGTGGGGGATCAGCGGAGTCCATAGGGCCGTACCGGACGAGTTGACGGCGGTGTCGGCACCTACGGAGATCAATGGGTGCGTGGGGTGGTGGGACGCGAGCGATGCGGCCACGCTGTTTGAGGCAAACACCGGCAGCACTCTGGCAACGACGACTGTCGGACGGTGGGGCAATAAGGTGTCAGGAGGCCCGTCTGCTTCGCAGGCTACTCTAGCCTCGCGGCCGACCGTTGTGTCGAACGCTTTGAACGGCAAGGGGGTTTTGCGGTTTGGCGGGTCGCAGTCTCTGCTGGGAGACTTATCACCAGCCATCACAACAAACGAATACACTGTTTTTGTGGTATGCAAAACCAGTGGAATAGTAACGAACGGAAGATTGTTCAGCATTGCTCCAGCCGCTACTCAAGACTTCAGCGCTGGCGCTATGATCCCATGCTGCATAAACAGCAGCAACCCAGACCAGTTGTCGGCCTTCAACGGCTCCACCGGAACGAACGTCGGTGTCGTAAGCGGATTCTCGTCCTACGCGATATTCTCTGGCGCGTGCGGTTCGTCATCTGTCACAAATGCAGCAAACGGCCTTCGCGCGACGGCGGCGTCAGTCACCTTCTCTTCTGCCGCCGCACGCTTTGGCATTGGCGGCCCAGCGCAGGGCGGGACCGGGAGCGTAAATGGCGACATAGCGGAGGTGATCTACTTCAGCACCGCCCTCTCCACCACCGACCGCGCCCGCGTCGAAAAGTACCTCGCCCAGAAATGGGGCATAGCGAACGTCCCTGACCCGACGCCTCCGGTGGGGTATTGGCGCGACAAGTCTGGCAACGGGCGACACATGCTCCAGCCTACGGGTTCGCTTCGCCCGGTCGTTGGCTCGCAGGGCAGTCGCAAGGCGATCTCGCTGAACGGCACAACGCAGTGGATGCGGCAAGAGCGGACAAACTACCAGC